TTAGAACAAGTAAAAAGGTTCAGTTCTACACTGGTTCGTGGATATACGAGGATAGCGGAGGTAATCATCTGGATTATAATACGCCGACTGGGTTCTACCATTCGCTACGCATAAATGATGTGGAACAATTGAGATTAGATGCGACACGCTTAACATTAACAGGTGATATGCGATTAGCAGTAGGAAAAAAGGTTGAATTTGATGCTACTGGTTCGCATTATATAACCGAAGGCACAAACACATTAGACCGCTATGTTCCAAGTGGTTCAACTCATAACTGGTTCGTGAATGCGATACAGCAATTAAGAGTTGATTCGAGTGGCGTTATTTTGGGAACGGCAACAAATAATAATTATCTCTATTTAGACAGCACAAAAGCAGCATATATAAGAGGAAATAATTTCAGTGGAACACTTTCGGGAATTCAAATAGGTTATGGTGAAATTAACTCTGTTGCTTTTTTTGGTGGAACGGCGGGAGTATTAAGCGAAGCAATAAACACAAGTGGTTTAACTTTATATCGTGATAATGGTGGGTTAATTATGGGTTTAACAAATGGTTCAACTACGTGCCGAGTTAGGCAAACAACAGCGACCACATCATTAGATATAACAACAGGAACAACATATACTATTAAAATGAAAATTGGAGCACCGACTATTTTGGAAATAACCGCTACTGGCGTAAAAGTAGCAGGTGGATATTTGGGTAGAGCGGGAACTGGTGGAGCATTTGCGACAACATACAATAATGCGTATTATACTGGTGCGGTGCTACAAGCGTGGAATGATGCTACGAATTTGGGCAACTTTACCATCTGTGACTACCGCTTAAAGGAGTGCATAAGACCCGCAGGAAATGTGTTAGATAGATTGTGTCAGGTAGAGATGATAGAATACGAACAGAAAGACATCAGCATTTTCAAGAAGGTTGGTAATCATATGGGTTTTATTGCACACCAGGTAAAAGATCTATTTCCCGAACTACCGAATATCGTAGCAGGACAGAAAGATGCATTAACAATCGATGGTGGAATTCAACCACAGACCATCAACAACGAATTCACAAATCTCTACCTGAAAGCAATACAAGAACTCAACGCCAAGATAGAAGCACAACAAAAACAAATCGATGGGTTGGTTCTGGCACTCTCAAAGATTCTATCACCATAATGTATATGCCACCGAAGAAGAAACTCAACTTACAACAACAGAAAACGAAGAAGCAACAACAGGACCTAATCAAACTCAACGAGAAAGCGGACGCATTTAGACAATCATTGCTCGCGCAAAAACCAGTTATGGATTTAGCAGGTAATATACTGCCGGATAAAATGCTGGTAACTGATATAAATAAATGTGTGTATAGTATATAAGAAATGCCTTCACCTACTTATCAACAAAACAAAGCACACATCTATAAATGGCGTCAGCAGAATGCAGACCGGAACAGAGAACTTAATCTAATAGCACGACGCCGATGCGACGCATGGAAGAAGATTGCCAAGACATTTTTAGGCATTCTTATTTAGGAGTTTCTATTTAGGAATATTACATTATTGTATAAAATTGAAATAATGTAATTAACAAATAATATAGACAATTAATCTCTATACTGAATATATAGAATGGCATTGGCAAACTTCTTAAACAAGTACACGGTGGTAAAAGGCAGCAATTCGGTGGTTACTCACACGAGTATGACAGGTGGGACATACTCTATTCCAGATGATGAGCAGCAAAAGGTGTTAGATGTAATATACAAACAATGTGTCATGGGCGGGCGTGAGGAACATCTGGTGGAACGACAACACGAGACTGGTCCAACTATCATTGATATAGATTTTAAATATGCCATTGACTGTAACAAGCGTATGCACAATAAGGCGTGGATTGATGACCTATTGGACATATACTTAAATAATATAAAAAAGATTGCGAAGGTGACTGATGAGTCATTTAAAATGTTCGTCATGGAAAAGGACTACGTTCGAGAAGTGACAAAAGAAGGAAATCAAACAAAAGATGGTATTCACATTATTATTACCATTAACAGTCCACGTATCGTTCAGGAAAAACTACGTGAGTTAGTTATTGCTGATAGTGCAGAGTTGATGGCACGCCTACCATTGCAGAATTCCATTGATGATGTCTTTGATAATGCATTAAGTAGTGGTGCCAATGGTATTGTATTGTTTGGTTGCCGAAAACCAGAAGGCAGACCTTATAAATTAACGCACGCTTATGACTGCCATTATGACCCGATCGATGGTGAATCGTGCAGAATCGATTATCCTACAACTATGACCAAAGAAACATTCATGGAACTATGCGTTAGAAATACCGATAACCGCACAGAGTTCCAATTTGCGCCGTTAGCATTGGCGACAACACAAAAGAAAAATACAAACATAACCAATACAATTGTAACTACACGCACTAATAAAACCGACAAGTGGATTGAGTTATTATATGACGTTATTAAAAATGACGTTATTAAAAATGGTGTTAATGGTAATGAATGGGTAGTAGATTGGCAAAACTACCATCGCATTGCCAAAATATTGAAAACAAACAATTATAAAGTGGAAGACCTTATTGATTGGCAAAAACTGGCAGGTGATAAATATACTGAAATTATGCAACAAGACACACGTGATTTATGGGACAAGATTAATGTTGACAAAAAGAATCATTTACGTGGACTACAAACTATTGCAAAGAAAATAAATAAAGATGGTGCTTATGACCAATGGTTAATTAAGTATAATGCATATATCTCATTGGACATATTAGATAATGGTGAGAATGATACTGGGAAGTTTATTGCGCCGCAATTGCAGAACGAGTTGGTATTTTGCAATAATCATTGGTATATGTTTGACAGTAATATTGGTTTATGGCGTATAGTGTCAAAACCACATTCGATTATTATTACGCACATACAAGACCGCATTAGTGAAAGTCGTGGACTGATGAACAAACTACAAGAAAAAAGCAAAGATGAAGACGAGAAGAAACGTTTGGAAGGTCTCATTGCCAGATATACAAAACATTATAAGGAAGTGGGTAAAGGTGCATTCTCATCGCAGATTATTAACGTCTTAACGGACGTATTGTATGATGGACAGTTTGACTTACAGTTAGATACTGCTACATATCAGGTTGCGTATTTAAATGGAATATTAGATTTACGCACGTTGAAGTTTAGAGAAGGACTAAATGCGAGTGACTACCTAACAAAGACTATTCCATATAACTACGTGAAATCTGCTGATAAAGACGTCGCACACATTCGTAGTGAGTTGTTGAAAATATGCAATAACAACGTCGCACATTTAGAATACTACTTATCATTTCTGGGTTATGCAATGACGGGCGATAGTATGAAAATTCAGCAATTTTGGTATCTACGCGGACAGACCGCGAGCAATGGTAAGAGTGTGATATTCGATGCATTGACGCAGATTATACCTAATTATGTTACCAAATTAGAAAGTGACCTGTTTGAAACTGATTACGGTAGTCGTCATAAAGAGGTTGCTATGTGGCGCGGTACACGAATTGCGTGGTTGAATGAGGTGTCCAGCAAGAAACAAGATGATAAGGAGATTAAGAATTTAGCAGAAGGAACGCCGGTTCGTTACAAGGTTATGTATGGCGGTATGAGCACAATGCCTATATCATTCAAACTGTTCTTCGTGTCCAATAATACCATGAATTTTAAGGCGGATAATGGTGTGAAGCGCCGTTTACGCATGGTTCAGTTGGATAGTGAGTTTGTTGATGGGATTGAAGACGACCCAGTTAATTGCCGGTTTAAGAAGGACACGTCGTTTGGCACGCTTTTGCTGACACAATATAAGTACGCATTGATGGACTTATTATATTCATATTCTCAAAAGTTTGCAGTGGAAGGCGCGTTGAAACCATACCCGGCAGAGTGGAATGATGCTGTGGAAGACGTTTGTGCTGATAACAGTGTTATACCACAACGCATTGATGATATGTTTGATTGTCGGGACGCGAGTGCAACGATGAGTCGGGTTGATATGGATTATCAGTTGTCGATATTGCGTTTGAACGTGAAGGCGTTTAAGGACGTCCTGGTTAGCATGAGACTTAAAAGTGTGAAGTATAATAGTCAACTGCAACTTAACAAGATTAAAGGTTGGTGGAGTGGTATTAAATTGAAGGAAGTGGAGGTGGATAAAAAGGTGGGAACCGACGAAACAACCGACGAAACAACCGACGAAGCAACCGACGATGAGAATTAGTGGGTATACTGACCCACCATATCTAAATACCTAAAATACCTAAACTTCCTTAAACTATATATCATTTTTTAAATTCTTATAGGAGGTTTAGGGAAAAGTAGGTATTTTAGGTATTTAGGTATTTTTAGGTATCGCATCAAAACCTAACATTGTAGTAATATTACTAACATGTTATTTATATTAAGAAGGAAATGGAGGATAAAAGTAGGAATCCTATGTATATGCCGCTGTATCATTTTGAGTTTGGCGGCGAAAGTTGGACGCGGTATTTCTATACTGATGGCGAGGCGCTGGCGTACGGTGAGTCGATGACGGAGTACATGGAACATTTACCACCGATATGCATAATGCGACAGGTTCATTACGAGGACGACTTATCATATGGTTATTACTGGTTAGTCATAATGTAAATTAGTGGGACTATACCGACCCACCATATCTAAATACCTAAAATACCTAAACTTCCCTAAACTATATATCATTTTTTAAATTCTTATAGGAGGTTTAGGGAAAAGTAGGTATTTTAGGTATTTAGATATGGTTATTATTGGTCCGTCATTTTTTTATCTAAATAAGATATATACAATATGGCAGCAGCAGCATCATCAGCATCCGCTATACAACGTAGAGTAACGCCGAACGATGTATTTCATACGCCGTTATCAGTTGTTAAAATAATGATAGATATGTGTGATATTACGCCTGATATGAAAGTGTTAGACCCGTGCAAAGCAACCGGAAACTTTTATAATAACTTACCGGATTGTCATAAAGATTGGTGTGAAATAACCGAAAATAAGGACTTCTTCGATTATAACGAAAAGGTGGATTTAATAATTGGTAACCCGCCATATTCATTATGGAGTAAATGGTTAGACCATACAACAGAACTAACAGATAAGTTTTGTTATATTTTTGGTGTTTTTAATTTTACAGACCATCGGTTAAGAGAGATAGAAAAAAAAGGTTTTGGACTAACCAAAATGCACATACTAAAAGTGGATTATTGGTTCTCTCATTCACTCATAGTAGTTTTTGAAAAAAATAAACCATCTATTATGACAAATAGTTTAAGAGTTAATTGTGAGTGTGGTAGTCGATGTAACAGAGGAAGAAAAGGATACTCGCCGAACCAGTGTTCGCCAAAGGTAGTGAAAGAAACAAAGAAGAAGCAGAATGTAAAAAATTGATTTTAGTTACAGGCACATATTAATAGCATCAAAGCACAGCAAAATGAACAAACCAGTAGTAAGAAGATACCAGTTAGAGAACGGCGAGCGCATCGACGACGGCGTCATTGTACCAAATACATTTCCAACACATGGACCAGAGATAAAACGTTCGTCGTTGAATGTAGTGAAAGGAATATGGTATTTAGAAATAGAAGACGCCGACAATTCCGCCGAAAGAAAGAAGTGGGTCGAGGAACATAATAACTCATTACCAAAAGAAACACATTATGATAGCGACGGCAAAGAGTTTAGTGTTGCAATTGATGGAATACATGACAGCGAGTATATGTGTTATGTATATGAGAACCGTGATATTTATGGGAGAATTACGTTTAAGAAGTTAATGAAAAGTTTGGAACAGGCGCCACTATTATCGCTAATAAAAATTCTTAAAGTAGAGTTTTACGACAATATCGACTATTATACGCCAAAAAACCAGCGTCAGGTTCATTTACCGGATATGAAACGTCCAGAAATACCATTAGGAGAGCGTAAGAAAATGTTGATTGATGAGATTAGAGACCAAATAGGTAGAGTCAATGCTGAATTCCGGAACGTATGCACAAAGATTACACGCAAATATTTTATGTAACAAAAACCTATAAAAACGATGCAAATGCATCTTTTTTATTGAAAAACCAAGATAAAAAGTTACGCAATCCGTATAATATTGATTTATTTTATTGACAACAATTTATAGCATCAAAACAAGCAAAAGCAAGTAACAATGAGTCAAGTAGAACAGGAATATGATGGAGGTAACAGTTGCATTAATTGTGGTGATCAATTGGAGGAGTTTGACACCGACAAGTGTTGCTGGTGCTGCGAAGAAGAAGAAAGAAAGAAAGTGGTATCAAACCTCAAAGTTCAAGGCAACCATATCCAGCATATTCTAAATAAAATATTAGAAATTCCAGTTGGTGCATTTTACACTGGCAGCAAACCAGGCAACCAAGATAAGTATACCACATATGAGTTAACTGATGGAGCAATAGCAACAGATGAAAGCACAAGAATAGATATACATTACTTTTACGATTATACACTAACAGTAAGAAACAATTTATTCACATTCCCAATAGTAAGTAGATTTAATGAAAAATATATTATGAAAGTATTGACAGACGAACAACAGAAAAGAATATTATCATATTTGGGATTTTAGAAGAAGACCAGGAATAAAATATAAACATATAAAAATGAACGAAGAAAAAGAAGAAAAAACAGCAAGGTTAAGTCGCGCCTTTTTTTCTACTTCCATGCCAGATGAATTTAAGCGTGTGTTCATAAAGGTAGTGCAGCATACGCATTTCATACCAGAAAAAGAAAGAACATTTTTGTGTGACCAAATCCACTATTACGAACACATCGGTGATTTTGCACGTAAAGAACTATTGGACGTATTGGACGATTTAAAACTGTTCGTTATGACACCGCCTGAAAATAAAATATCCACATAAGATAAAAGGAAATGGCAATCATCTACCGATTATTTAGCAAAAGTTGCGACTCATTCTACGTGGGTAGCACAACCAAGACATTGAAGCAACGTTTAGGTAAACACGTGCAGAAGTCGCATGAAGCACCGAACCGTAAGGTATATAAGTGTATACTGGGTAGTGGCGGATTCAAGGAATGGGAAATGGAAGCGTTGGAAGTCATTGAGACGGAAGATGCTAATGAACGGCGTACACGCGAGCAGTATTATATGGACAAACTAAAACCCGACCTGAATAGTTGTTTAGCAATTTGTATTGGATAAAATGGGGGAAATTAATATCTGTATGTATTATATAACATGGATACAGATAACGACGAACAGACGTTGTTTGAAATAACGGAAGGAACCGCAGCAGCAGCAAGTGCAATCGAGAAACCCAAGCG